ATTAGTATAAGGTAGCTATTACTAACAATAGTATAGTTGCCCAAAAAAATGTAGCTAATGTAGTTTGCATAACTATCCTTTCGTTTGTTTAAGAATAGCTTATGCCTTTTATTTATTTATGTCAAGTAAATGATTTAATACAAAGTGTTAATAGATGAAACCAAATAACAATGTTTATTAGATATAATATATAAATCATTTTTTATCTTTTGTAATAATCCATTTAAAAGTACTTGTTGTTGGATTAAAACTATCGAACTCTACTTTACTACAACTACTTATCAAAACGCTTATTAATAATAGTTGCGACAGTTTTAAAACTTTTTTCAACATTTCTTTTTTCATTTTGTTTTTCTCTCATAAAAGATTTATATAATCTTTCATTTTCCATTAGTTTTTTTTCGTGTTTATCAATCATATAGATTGCTAAAAAGAAAAGAATAGCCCCTATAATTATAAGGGCTAGTCCTGTATATAAATATAAACTATCCATTGTATATACTTTCATTTATTGTTTTTATTTTGTTATTAACAATAGGTGTAATACTTTCAATTTCTTTGTCTGTTAATGTCTTAACAGTTTTACTTTCTATTGTTTTAATAACTAAGTAATTGCTAAACAATTTCAAAAAAATATCTATTCTTTTTAAAATTGCTTTTTCAAATTTACTCATTTTGTCCCCTTTGTTGGTTGGTTAATATTCTTAACTATACAACTTAAAGAGGTATGCGTCAAGTGCATAGGTATAATTTAAGCTATGCGATAAATACATATTAGAATAATTCTAATTAGCAATTAGATGCGACAACCTGACACAACTTAACAGATGTTATTTAATTAAATTGATTGACATAAATAAAAAAATATTCATAATGCTATTAATGATTAATTTAAAAATAAACAAAAGTTTATTGGTTAATCTAAAAAGGCAACACAATGACAAAAAAAACAATGATACAAGAATTAGAAAACACAGAAATAGATAGTTTTCTAAATACTCTTAAATCAAATGAGCCATTAAAAAAGGTATTGTTTAAAGCAAAAAACATATCTAAACAATTAATGGTTGATGTAGTTCCACAAATGGCAAAAGCTACTAATAACTTAATGATTGAGATTAATAGTGGTAAAAATACAAGTCTTAAAGATTGGAATACTTTAAAATTCCTAAGACAACACTTGTATAATTTGGCTAGTTATGATCGTTCTAAGAATGAAAATAAAGCATTCGAGATGGCGTGTACTAGATCAATTAAACTTGCTATTATGATGTATGACAATAAAGACGAGTTCGAAATATCAAAGGACAATGAAGTCTTTATTATGTCAAAAGTCGCAACCCCAATGATTGATGTTAAATTAAAAGGTCAAAAGGGTGGAACGAAAAAACAAAAAAATACAAGTGATGAATTAGTTGAAGTCAATACAGGTACTATTGATAAAGTATGGGCAATAAAATATCCTAGCTTAATCACTTCAAGAACATCACAGACAAAAGACACTAAAATCAATTTCCCCCAACAGACAACTAACTTTATGAGAGAACTTGAGAAAGTGTACAATGTTGCAACTAAAAATGACTTTAATAAATTACTTGAAATAGTTGATGAAAAAACTATTGAGCATTTAGGTAATATTCTGGCTATGCTATCTGGTAATGAAATTAGACAAGCATTCATTCAAGCAACAGAAAATCTAAGTGTTGATGGTGAAGTAAAAAAGAAATCAGCTTAAACAACATCAAGCCATATAATAGGAAACCCCCTCAGGTGAAAACCTCAGGGGGTTTGTTGTATCTACACTAAAAAAATAATTTGGTTAACTCAGGGGGGTATTTAGGTACGAAAAATTATGATCCCCAAATCTCCCATAGGTGTTAACTAGTTTTACTCAAGGGAAATTTTAGGCAACACCCCGAAATTTTCTGGGGTTGCCCTGATTGTTTTGTAAAAATAAACAAGGTTTTACTTGTTGTGTAGGCAGGGGGCTAGGGGGTACATATATACCATATATACCCAGTCACCAGAAAATCTCTAAAGTCCATGTAAACCACTATCGGGCTACATTTTAGGGCTAAATATTCCGACAATATTCCCTGGAATACCCTAGGGGGGAATGTACGTTTACCCTTAGTATAGCTATAAAGGCTCCCCTGGGGGTTCCTAATAACATTATACACCCCTTGTCCAATTTTGTCTAGGACTTTAATGTCGCAGTCTATAATATTTTAAAAAAATACTTGACAAAATTGTTAACAAGCACTATAATAGAAACTATATATTATTCAAAGGACACACATACACGCATATTCAGTAGAACAACACGGGTCATCACGAATAATGTAAAAATTATGCTAGATCTAGACATAGAAAAAACAAAAAAACTTCCTTTTAAGGATATAATGGAGATAATTAATGCAAATCACGGATTCTTCTATAACAAAGACTCAAAAAAGAAACTTAACAGACATGCAAGAAAAGTTTCTAGACGTATTGTTCGGAGAAGCAAAGGGAAATCCAAGAGAAGCAGCTCGTTTAGCTGGTTACTCGGAGCATAGTTATCCCAAAGTAATAAGAAATCTCAAAAAAGAGATAACAGAATTAGCGGAGACTCACTTATCTACACACTCTGCAAAAGCAGCTACTCGGTTAACAGACCTACTAGACGAAGACGGGACCACACCACACTCTAACATTCGTCTAGCAGCTGCTAACTCAGTGTTAGATAGAGTTGGTATAACAAAGAAAGACCAACTTGATGTAAATATGAAAGCTCTACATGGTATATTTATACTACCAGCAAAAGATAATAATAAAAAAGATGAAGATAGACAAAAATAATTTAACATATGCTAACGAACATCCTAAAGGTAAAAAACCTACAGAGGAAAATACCAAAGTTGCAAGAAGAATTAGAATTGATAATAAAGGTTTAAAAACTTTAAGAGATTATTTAAGACAATCAGAACTACCAGAAATAAATCCTAGTGATTATGGAAAAGAAGAACTTATTGAAATGTTAATTGATTTAGATAAAAATATGTTTTTTGATGGTAGAAAAGGTTAAGTGGAACCAATAAAGATTAAAAAGAGAGCTAGGACTATACCATTTGGTTTTAAACAATCACAAAATCCAAATTATATAGAACCAGTAAAAGAAGAATTAGATGCTCTTAGACAAGCAGAAGAATATTCTAAGACTTGTTCACTAAGAGAAACGGCTCAATGGCTACATAGAAAAACAGGAAGATACATATCACATGTCGGACTTAAAAAAAGACTTGAACGAAATAGCACCACCGAAACCAAAGAAGATAGTTCAACAGAAAGCCAAGAAGTCAGTCAAACAGATTCTAGCTCGCACTCGTAAGAAAGTTGCAAAGGCAGAACAAACACTACGTTCTGCTAAGATGTCTGCAGAAAATACAAAAAAGAAACTGTTAACTATTGATAAAGCATTAACAGGAAAAGAG